AGTTATATGTTTCCAGCATCATCTTGGTAAAGTCAGCAATGGGTTCAACAACAATAACAATATGTCCTTTCTCCAGCTTGTCACATATCATTTTTGCTGTATGACCAACTCCGGCTCCAACCAGAATTGTCACTTCATCTCTCCTGAACTTTTTACCTGCTGTTATCTTTCTTGCCTGCTGTCTTGGTCCTTTGTTGTCATATATTGTATTTGTGTTAATACCATATCTGATGACAGCATTGTAGTCTCCATTGTCAGCTTTAATCTTGTAAGTCCAGTCCACAGCCTTCTCTTCAGAAAGCCACTGAACAAACTTCTCCGATTGCTTTGAAAGAGCTTCCAGATTTTTTTCATAGTTATTCATCAATCATCTCCTTGACTGCTTTTGTTATCTTTTCATCATTCTGGCTTATTTGGCTCATAATTACTTTTGTCTGCTCCGGAGCATGGACAAAGGCCAGTCTCATTAAGTCCATCCAGAGCTTGTTATTCTTTGCCCTTATCTTCTGTATCTTGTCTATCTGTTTTGTCAAAATACTCCTCCGCAAGTATTGAAAAATTTAATATGTTAACAAACTCCCCATTCAAAAATTTTCCCTGTCTGAAATTTCCTTCAAAGACCATTCCCAGTTTGTCAGCAACAGCAATCATACCAACATTAGTTTCAGCTGTTCCAGTCCATACCCGATTCATACCAAGTTTTCTGAAAGCATGTTCCAGCATCATCTCTCCAGCAGCTTTACCAACACCCAAGCCATAAAAATCAGTTTCGCCAATTACAAAGGCGAGCTCGCAACTTCTGTTTATCCAGTCTATTGACTGAATTGAACAATTGCCTATATGGCAAGGTAGCTCTGTTTCTGGGCCTGTGTACATTATAGCAAAAAGAATATCGGGGCCACCCTCTTCAACATTCTTGACAAACTTTTTCATCTTCTCCTTGGTGTAGGGAAAGAGTCCGTGAGAGTTGAATCTGGTGACTATTGGATTATGAAACCAGCTTCTGTATCTCTCCGTCATATGTTCCTTTCTCTCAAAAGGAACAATCTCAACAGTTCTGCTCTCTGAAAGTTTACGATTGTATTTCATTTGTTTTCTCCAGCTCTCAAATTTTTAATTTCTTTTTCAAGATCATCTATAACATCATCCAATGGCTCAAGCTGAGGAAAGAAAAAATATTTGCCAAATGGCCCTTTGGTATGTTATCCAATCTCTGTAGGGAGCTTGTTTTGTATTTTTTCTTTTGCCCCAACTATTTGTTTTTTATATCCTTCAAGAATCAAAGCCAGAATATGTTTGTCCATCCTCTCTCCTCAGCAGCCACAGCCACCTGATTTTTTAATTTTCTTGCTTCCACAGAATGGACACTTAACAGGCTGGGCTGAAGACGTCCAAACTCTCAAGCAGTTTCTACAAATATACTTTTTAATAATTTTAACAGTCATCAGACTTCACCAGCATATTTCTCAATCTCTTCCTGTGTCAGCCAGTGGGCATTATCATCACTGCTATACTTGAAAGGACTTGTTGGCAAGGCATCGGTCCATGGTGGCTTTATGATAAAATAAGAAGGCTCCAGAACTGTTCTTGTGCTTTCCTCTTCTGTGATGAGACACTCATGGAGCTTCTCTCCCTGTCTGATTCCTATTTCTTTGATACAACATCCCGGAGCCACAACAGCTGCTATATTGACAATGTTTGAAGATTTCATTCTTGGAACAAATATCTCCCCACCCTCTGTCTCTCCTATTCTTTCAATAATGAATCGGGCAACAGTTTCAATAGGAATAAAAAATCTTGTCATCTTTGAATCTGTAATGGTGACTGTTCCTGTCTTTGCCTGTTCCTTGAAGAGAGGAATGATTGAGCCTCTGGAGTTTATTACATTGCCATAACGACAACAGGCAAACTTTGTCTTTCCCGGACTGTAAACATTACCATGGATAAGAAGCTTTTCCGCAGCTCCTTTGGTCATGCCGTAAAAGTTAACAGGATACACAGCTTTGTCAGTGGAGACATTCATCACAATCTCTACATTGTTATCAATAGCAGCCTCAAGAAGATTCTTGGCCCCGATTGTATTTGTCATCAGAGCTTCTATTGGATTGTACTCACAAGCTGGAACCTGTTTCATGGCAGCTGTGTGAAAAACAATATTAACTCCCTTCAAGGCTCTCATCAGTCTATCTCTATCCCTGATGTCTCCAATAAGAAAGGACACCGGAGTCTGACAATCTATTTCTTCGAGGTAGTTCTGGAGCTGCCACTGCTTGAATTCATCTCTGCTGTAAATTCTTATTCCTTTTGGATTATGGAATCGAATCAGTTGCTTCACCAGTTCTTTTCCAAGCGTTCCAGTGCCACCTGTGATAAGAACCTCTTTCCCTTCTATTTTATTTAAAATCATAGTATCTCCTTCAGCTGTTTTGGTGTTCGGGCAAATGGTCCAGCATCAAGTCCTTCAGAATCTTCCAGCTTGTAATGGCATTCATAGATCCATGGCCTGTACTTTTTGTAAAGCTTCCAGTCTGTTGTATGGTCACTGATGCCTGATGTAAGAGATTGCTGAGAGAATGATTCTTCATATTCTTTTATTATTGTTGGATATTTGCTTATACACACCATAAATCTGTCATCAGGCAGAAGCAGATTTATGATGCCATCCATATGAACTCCGTGAGAGACTACCACAGGAACTCCTCTTGGAATCTTTTTAATCAGAGGATACAGGCTTTTGTTATTTGCTATTTTAACAAAAGGAACATCATATGAGAGAAGGAACTCAAGAGAGGCTTCATCGAACACTGAAGCTGTTGTCTGATATCCTTTTCTCAAAGCGTATTTATACACAACTTCAAAGAGTTCATGGGCCAGTGGGATATTCCCACCAGCCTTTTCAAAGAGCTGCCATTTGATGATTGGCTTTGTAGCTCTCTTCTCCTGTACCACTTCATCAAGCTCATCTATCATCCTGATAGCATAGTCCTCATCATTCTTGCAGGTATTGCCTGAGCCAAAGTCCAAAATTATTATCATCTCAGCTCCTCCCTGTTCTCCCATACTTTGTGGAAGGCTTCTATGATATCAGCTCTATCTTTTAAAGACAGAGAAAGCCCATGATACAGAGTGAGGAAAAAGTCATCTTTCCATAGCTTCTCAACAGTGGGTAAGGTAATACAATATTTCCCTCCTCTGTCTATGCTCCAGTGCTGACGATTCTGAAACAATGGCATTCTGTACAGGGGCTGAATGTATCCTCCACCAATCGGAATGCCTCTGTCTATCCTTTTGTTCTCAAAGGACAGTTCTGCTTTTACAGCTTCAAGATATTTGTCTCTATGAATCCCCTCAGCTCTCTTCTTGTCCCAGTAAAATGGGCAGACATAAAAAGAGTGATACTGTTCATATGAAGGAGGCTGGGGAGTTGTTATTGGCAGAAAGAAAGAGTTGGCTATGCCTTTGTAAATGGCCTGAGTATTCTCTCTCCTTATGAGAATAAATCTATTTATTTTCCTCAGTTGGCATCTCATTATAGCTGCCTGTATTTCTGTCATTCTGAGATTGAAACCCAACATATTGTTCCACTTGAACCAGTTCTCATTGGAACCAACTGAAGCACTGATAACAGACTCAGCATGATTCCTTATCAGCTGACACTTTCTGGCAAGTGTTGGGTCATTTGTTGATATCAGTCCCCCTTCTCCAGAGGTCATGTGTTTGCCCTGGGTGAATGAGAAACAGCCTATGTGACCAAGATTACCAGAATATTTGCCTTCAGAAGTTGCTCCCGGAGCTTGGGCAGCATCCTCAATAAGATATATTCCTTTTTCATCACAGAACTTTCTCAAAGCTGGGTCAATAGAGCATCCAAAGAGGTCAACAGCAATTATGGCTTTTGTTCTTTTTGTTATCTTGTCTTTGACTGTTTCAACTGTGAGATTGAAAGTATTGTAATCAATATCAGCAAAAACAGGTATGCCTCCCCAAACCATTGGAGCTGTAGCGGAACAGCTCATACTCCAAGGAGTAACAATCACTTCATCTCCGGGTTCAATTCCAACAGCACCACAGGCAATCTGAAGAGCAGAGGTGCAGGAGTTGACAGCAATAGCATAATCTGTATTAAATTTCTCGCACCACTCTCTTTCAAAAGCTTTGACCTGTGGGCCTCCTCTGAATGCTGGAATATAGTTTCCTCTGTAATGGCTGAGGATACCATCATTCATAACATCCATAACAGCATTCTTTTCCTCTTCTCCAATTGTCTCCTGTGAAGGGAAAAAGTTTTCCCTCTCTCTGACTGGTGTTCCTCCATTTATAGCAAGCTTCATATTTTGTTATCCTCCAAATATTTATAAATTTTATGAACAGCAAGAGCATCCTCTCCTGAACAATAATTTCCTGTGTCTTTATCGGTAATTGTGGTAAAAGCAGTATGAATGAGATTATCCAATGCAATTGGCAATCCTGTGTTTTTAAGACTGATTGGCCAGGGAGACACACATTTATAATTCCCATATGAATCTGGCTCGGTGGAATAAATGAAAAGCTTTTGCCCGTGGTCAGCAAGAACATATTTCTTTCTGTTTGTGTATATCTCAATATCAAAGATGGCATAGTCCCTTCCATTTACAGGAGCCAAAGAAACAAAAGGACATCTCTCATAAGAGGCAACAGCACCAACTGCTGGGTCAAGAACATCCCTGTCACTTATAGCAGAATCTGGAAAGGTGACTATGCTTTTGAAATCTCCAAGCCACCAGTTGAATAAATCAAAGGCATGACAGGCTTCATGATAAAGCCCTCTGGTGTATACAAGATTTACATTATGAATAGTCTGATGTTGAAGGCTCAGGGCCAGTTGCTGATGAGCCCAGTCATATCTCCTTATGTAATCAATCATAAGAATTATATTTTTGGCTTTGCATCTCTCCACTATTTCCTGAGCTTGTTCATAATTATCACAAAAGGGCTTCTCTGCTATAATTACTTTGGGAGGGGCTTTCATCTCAATAACTTCTTTCAGCACCTCATAGTGAGTATGAGTGGGAGTACAAACTGCAATTATTGCCATCTGCTCTGATATGTCTTTTAAAGAGAGTCCTGACTTGCATCCCCATTTATATGAAGCTTGATCTGCTCTGATGTTGTGTATATCAATAATCCATTCCAGTTTGATTGAAGGGTGATTGTACATAGCATGAGCTATTGTCAGCACTCTCTCCCCTCCAGGATAATCATATTGAGCTGGTTTTAAAGCTCCAATGCTCCCGGCTCCAATTATTGCTGATTTCAGCATATTTCCTCCTTATTTTTAAGTTTAAAAAGTAGCCTATAAGCCTTTTAAACACTGTTTTTAGGCTCTGTACGGGGTTTTCTAACCTTCCCCTGGTACTTTACCTATAATATTCTCATTCCATCTTTTTTCAGGATGTTCTGACATGTAATCCATAATCTGTTTCCAGTTACAGTCCTCTCCCAGATTATTTAATATATCATCAATGACAAGAGCATCCTCTTTTGTATCCAGTGTAATTCTCCAATCTGGTTTGAAATATTTTCCGGAGGGGAGGTGGCTGGAAATAAAAAGGAATCTTTGAAGATGCTCCTCAATTTTGATAAGATAATTGAGAATGTTCCAGCCCGTATGAAGTCTGTGAGTTTTATTCTCTACAAGAACATTAAGAGCTTCCAGAATCTCTCTTTTATAAATCTGAATGTCGAATCCATCAGACCAGCTCCTCTTGACTACATTTGAGGTCAGGTCAGCATTATTTCTTGTATGAGAGGCAATCATCTCATCCAGCATATAAGGATCCACAAGAGGACAGTCCGCTGTTATATCCACTATGTTGTCCACAGAATAAAGGGCAGCAGCATCTCTCACCCTTTTGAGAACATCCTCTTCATCTCCAGCAAAGCATAAAATATTGTTCTGCTGACAATAATCCCATATGGGTTCATTATTGGGATTGTCCGGAGTTGCTATGATGACTTCATTTATTCTCTGAGCCTTTCTTATCCGGTTAACTACATGATAAAGACAGGGCTTGCCTCCAATCTCCATCATGGCCTTTCCAGGAAGTCTTGTGCTTCCCATTCTTGCCTGAACTATTGCTACAAAATTGCTCACTGTTGAACCTCCTTCATTATTTGCTTGACAGGTCTTTCAATATCCAATCTTATCTGGGATATGTCTGCCCCACCTCTTGATGCTGATTCTGATATGGTATTCAGAACTTGCTGGACTCTCAGAACAATTTCCTGAGCCTGAAGTATCTTTGTGTTTGCTTTCCTCATCTTTTCTTTTGAATCCTTTTCCAATTCCACAAGGCTGTCAATCTGGTCCTCAAGAACTTTAATTTGTGTCTTCAGGTCAAGCTCTATCATTGAATAGTCATCTCTGATCTGCTGCTTTTCCAACTCAGCCATTCTCTCAGCATATTTCTTTCCTCTGTTGAAACCATCCTTTGAGGCTTTCTCCAGTTGCTTGCTTATGTCTCTTGATTTCAGGAATCTCACTTCAGCTCACCTCCACAACAGATTTTTCTTTTGGTCTGGAAACTGTAAAGACTCTGTCAGCGGACTCAATGAGGCTTTTATTGTGGGTAACAATTATAAATTGGATCCCCATTCTTTCAGATAACAGCTTCATCATTTCCCCTGCTTTTGGCTGGAGGTCTGCTGATAAGAATCGAAAAGGCTCATCAAGAATTATTGTATTCCTGCTTCTGGGTTTACCAATGGACCACAGAGCAATCCTCAGAGCAAAGGAGGCCACATCAACAGCTCCTCCTCCAGCAGACTGCAATGGGTCCACTTCTTCATGCTCTCTCAAGAAAACAATATCAGCCTCTGTCTTGCCTCTCCTCTCCACGAATTTGAGACTGAACTCATAAGGGTCATCAAAGACAGCAGACAGAGCCATAGACACTACATCAGATATATGATACTCAAGCTGGCTTTGTGTCTGCTTGGCCACTTCCTGAATAATAAGCTGGGCCTGTTCTGCATTGATTTTTCTTCTTGAAAATTCTCTCTCTTCCTCTGTCTTCTCTTTGAGATTTTTTTCAAGTTCCTTCTTGAGACCTTTCTTTTGTTCAAGCTTGTTCCTGTATTCTCTCATTCACTCTCCTCAGCCCAGAAGCTCTTCAAGTTCCTGATAGATGCTGTCAAGTTCTTTCTGCTCTTTTTTGATGGCATCTTCATTCTTATTCAGAAGTGCCTTGGCTTCCTTCACACTTCCACAACCATACTTTGAAGACAGATTTTCCAATAAGGTCTCTTTGCGTGTCTTGAGCTCAATCTCTTTCTTTTCTCCATTCTCTATTTTCTTTTTCATCTCCAGAAGTTCTTTTGTATCAGCCATCAACAGCCTCCCATATAATATCTTTTACACCCTTGCGGGTTTTGTTCTTGGCAATAAATGCCTCAAGATTTTCTTCAAAAGAGAGACTGATTGAATAGTCTGTATCTATTCTTTTCACAAAGGCTTCAATTCTCTCATCTCTCTTTTCTTTCTTCTCAATATGCTCTCTTGATATTACTTCCTTTTTCAAAAAAGGAAAAACTACAAATTCATACTCAAGATTTTTGTTAACAAGATATACTCCGGGCTCATGGTCATACTGATCAGCAGTCATCCTCATCATACTGCCAGGATTTATGAGTAATTGCTTTTCTGTTTCTCTTATAAATCTTTTGTGATTGTCTCCGGATACAATTAAATCATATCCAGATAAAAGTTTCATGAGCTCCTTTGCTGGAGTGGCTCCTGCCATCTCTACAAGAAAGTCAGAGTCATCCTCAACTGTAAGAGTATGAATCAAAGCAATCTTGAATCTTTTTCCTTTTGGAGCTTTCTCTGGTTCTGCTCCCCAGGGAAAACCACTAATTAAAAGTCCATCTATATCTTCATAGTGTCTCTCAAAGTCATAATTTATTACAGTTACTTTGTCAGCAACCTTGAGAACATGAAGAGATGACTTTGGAAAATTTAAGATATTATGCTGAGGCAGGTCATGCTGCCCTGGAATGGTTATAAACTTATCAGGCCAATAGTCTATCGCCCAGGACTCAAACTCAGGAGAGATTCTCCACTTGTCAAAGACATCACCAGCACAGAGAACAGGACAGCCATGCTTCTCCTGAAGAGCTTTGATGAACATTATTTTGTTTCTCTGCTCATGGAAGTAATCATCTGTTCTTGCCACGGGAATATTTTCTCTGTAATGAATATCTGAACAAATTATGAAATCAACATTTTTCAAGACATACCTCCTGGCCACAGAGAGGACATATTCCAGGAAAGCTCTCTGTAAATTCCCTTTTCAGGCTCTCCACAACTTTTGAGTTCCCTTCAATTTGAATTGAGATGGACTCAAGAGAGCTGATACAGTCTTCAAGCTTCTCTGTTTCTTCCTCAAGCTCTTCAAGTCTTTCTCTTCTCTCAACATATGAGGTCAGAATTTTCTTTGCCTCAGAAAAATGAGAAAGCCCTTCAAGCTCCTCATCTATGGACTCAAGAGAGCCAAGAGTTTTGTTAATAAAATCATCGTCTATTTCTTTGTCTGAGATTAAAAGGCGTAAATCCTCACACCTTTGCAGGAGCTTTCTGGCTTTGTTAAAGTCAATACTTTTGACCATCTGCTCTTCAAGATATTCAAGTGAAGATATTATTTTCTCAATGGATCCATTTGAATCCTCTTTCTCAGAGATAGACTTTTCAAGCCTCTCCCCCTTCTCAATAAGCTCTTCAATGTATACAAGGTTGGGAAGTTCTTCAAGCCTCAGAGTCAGTGAAGCTCTCTGTTCACTTGCTGCTTCAGCCTTTGCCATAGCCTGCCTTCTGATGGACTCAATCCTTTTCATGGACTCATGAATGTTCTCAAGGTTAACAATCTGATTGAGATACCTCGCAATCTCCCCAGGAGACTGGGAGAGAAGAAAAGGTGCATCCATCTGATACTGAATATTTATTTCTGTAAACTGCAGAGCCTCCTGAACTTCTGCGGGAATATCTTTTCCAACAGCTTTCAGCTCCTTATCATTTACAGAATAAATATTTTCAGACTTTGTTTTTATTCTTTTTATCTCAATACCATCTTCTGTTAAGAGTGATGCTGAAGTGTCTCCTCCCCAGTAAGACCGGAAAAAATCTCCATTGGGTCTATTGTTGGCAATCCAATTCAATGACCGCAAAGCAGCGGACTTTCCAACATCACTACTACCAACAATACAGTTGAGTCCTGGAGAAAACTCAAAGAGGCTTTTGGGGTGGCTTTGAAAATTCTCTATTGTTAGAGACTTTATCATTTGTCTTTGTATCTCCCTATTATTTGTTCATATTTATTTCTTGAGGTCTCCTCATCAGGGTTTTCTTTTGTAACAAGCAGTAGTGCAAAAGACAGAATAAGTAATAAAGCTACTGCGATTAAAACAATTAAAAGAATGTCAAAAACTATTTTCGACATGATAACCTCCTCGCATATTCAGCAAGTAAAAGAGCCTCAGCTTTGCCATCCATCATCCTTCCTCTTTCTGTGAGAAAGCTCTCTGATGGGAAGAGCTTCTGGGCTGTGTCGCAGCTATCCATCTTGGCCTTCTTAATGAGATTGAATTCTTTTTTCCAAGTTGCCGGAGCCACTTCCTGAAAAGGAGTGAGAGAGGCTTTCAGAACAGCCCTCACTTCTCCATATCCAATACCATAGGAGAAAGTGCTTTTGACTCCCTGCTTTGGCATAGACTGGGATTTTTCAATTACACAAAAAGTCTCTTCCTTGATGCTGGTGAATAAGGCATAAAGATAAGCACTGTTGATTTCCTTTGTAGAGGTCACAGGCATCTCTATGCTGACCATGACTTTGCCATCCTCAGATATTACAGCCACACCACCAGTTTTGCCTGGGTCTATTCCAATGAAACAATTCATCTCCCCTCCTGTTAATACTTGGGCTTTCTTTTTGTTGAGATAGAAGCTTCAATTTCTTCCCATTTTTCAATAACTCTTTCCGTCAGTTCAGACTCAAGATTGTTCTCCTCAATGAAAGAAATAAGTCCGGGAATTGTGAAATCTTTTCCATCCCAATCAACTTTCTGTTTTTTCTTTTCCTTGCCTGTATCTGTCTTGAGGTCATAGAGAAAGTTTATATTGCTCATGATATTATCAATTCCATAGGCAAAGACAATATCAAGAAGACAATCCCGGAAAGGTCTCTCAGTCTTGGCTTTCTTGGCATAGGCTCTTATTGTTACACTATATGCTCTTCCTTTCTTTTTATGCTTCTCGACTTCAGAAAGCCAGAGAATAAAAGAGGCATAAAAGTCCAGAGCCTTGCCACCCATCCTTTTATACTTTGAGGAGAAGGCAAAGGAGCTTATGTTCTCTCTGACCTGGCTGATGATTATAAGTAAACAATTCTTGTCTTCTATCTTGCCAGCCATGGTCCGGAAAAATTGGCTGAGATATTTCTGTTTATTCAGCCCATAAGTTCCCTTGCTCTCCTTCCCTTCTTCCTGGGCTTTGAGTTTCTTCTCAAGATATTCTTTTTCATCATCTGAAGAAAGCCCATCAAGAGAATCCACAACATAAATCAAAAGTTCATCCTCTTTCAGAGAGTCCAGACATCTATCCAAGTCAAGGCTGAACTCCTCAATTGTGTCTGTCCTTGGAGACAGCTTCAGCTCCTGAATCATTTTCTTCTGGCCTTCCATGATATCAAAGCCACAAATTTTTTCCGTATCAAAGCTGAAACCAGCCTCAGCATCGTTATATCTCCATTTCAGTTTTGAGCCATAGAGCTTTCTGGCTGAGGCAATACAATCTATTGCCAGGAAGGTCTTGCCTGTGGAGTTGTCTCCAACAATATTGGCAATCTTGCCTTTTGGGAATCCTCCTCCGGTGATAAGGTCAAGAAGGTCTGACCCTGTGGGGATTCTTGAAGCTTTCTTTTTTTCTTTCTTTGGCTTCTTGGCAGTTTCAACTATTTCATCCACAATGGGCTTTGTTGACCTTTTCATTCATGGCTCTCCTTGTCATAGCGACCATCAATCATGGAATTGAGAACTTCATTGTCAACTCTCCAGCGTCCACCAACTTTCTTGGCAAGTCCGGGATATTTCTTGCACCAGAGAACAACTGTCATCCTGTTAACAAAAGCCTTTGAAGCTGCTTCAGATGTTGTTATCCATTTACTCATTGACACCTCCTTAAACCATGGAGGCCAAATGGCCCCCATAGATGTTTAAACTATTCTTCAGCACAGGCTTCCCAGTTTTCACATTCAGCACAGTCATCTGTCTCATCACAGTCCTTGCCAAACTTATGGCCATAAGGACATTTATTTTTTGAAGCAGACTTGCCTTTGTCATCCTTGCCTTTTGCTGGCTTGCTTTCTTCCTTTTTGCCACCCTTCTTTGTTCTCTGAGGTTTTTCTTCCTCTTCCTCCTCATCATCAGAGTCATCATCCTCTTCTTCAGGTTCTTCCTCTTCCTCATCATCCTCTTCTTCAGGTTCTTCCTCTTCCTCATCATCCTCTTCTTCAGGCTCTTCTTTTTTCTTTGTTTTGCCTTTGTCAGGTTTACCTTTTTTGGACCTCTGAGGCTTCTCTTCCTCTTCT